GCAAGATGCTACTACACACAAGTCAGTTAAATTGTTAGCTTACGGACGTCCTCACATTGTTATCAAGAACCGCAATAACCAATTCTTTTTGGCAGGTCTTGAACACGGAATGGAATTAACTACCGCAACTGCTTCAAATGGTACAGCAATGGGAGACCTTAACGGCTATACTTTAACTTTTGTAGGTCAAGAAAAACTTTATGCAAACTTAATTGATTGTACAACTGAAGCAGGATTAGCTTCTGACTTTGGTTTAACAGTAAATGATATCATTACTGCTTAATCGTTTTCTTCATAGCGTGTAAAGAGGGTGGCATTAGCTGCCCTTTTTGCATTTAAAACAAATCGGTATCATCTTAGTTACTTTAGTATGATTGTACTAACTACATCTACATCAGCTCAGACTTTCTCGTTTATTCCGAGAGATACACCTACTTCAATGGTGCTGACTGACGACCAAACGAACACACCAGTAACGGTAGCTATCACATCGCAAACAAATGGCGACTATGTAAAAACTATCACGGCTACTTTCGCTTTAAAAGAGGGACATTTTTACGATTTGGTACTTTACAAAAACACGGACATCGTTTACAAGGATAGAATCTTTTGTACTAACCAAAACATCGTTTCATTCTCAGTAAACAACGGAGAATATACATCAAACACTACATCAAATACGTTCATAGTTTATGAGTAACAACGTACACGTCTTAAACCTATCTGCATACACTACTCCCGTCATTCAGGAGAGTAAGCGTGATGCGTGGGTTGACTTTGGAGAAGACAACAACTACTATCACTTTTTATTAGAGCGATACACGAACTCCACTACAAACAACGCAATCATTAATAACATCTCGCGTCTTGTCTATGGTCGTGGCTTATCAGCAGTAGATGCTTCTCGTAAGCCTAACGAATATGCTCAGGCAATGGCGATGTTTTCAAAGGAGTGCTTGCGTAAGATTGCTCTTGACCGCAAAATGCTCGGTCAGTTTGCTATCCAAGTACACTACAATGACAAACACGATAGAATCCTAAAAGCTTACCACATTCCAGTAAATCTTTTGCGTGCTGAGAAATGCAATCAAGACGGAGAAATCGAAGCATACTACTACTCGGACGATTGGACTGACGTAAAGAAATACGTTCCTAAAAGAATCCCTGCTTACGGATTCTCTAAAGAAAAGATTGAGATATTATTCTCAAAGCCTTACGCAGTAGGAATGAAATACTACGCTTATCCTGACTATCAAGGAGCAGTTCCATATGCACTATTGGAGGAGGAGATAGCCGATTACCTAATCAACGAGGTTCAAAACGGATTCTCAGGAACTAAGGTAGTCAACTTCAACAACGGAGTGCCTACTGAGGAGCAGCAATCAATCATTACAAACAAAGTTTTAAGTAAGTTGACTGGTAGCAAAGGTCAGAAAGTTATCGTAGCGTTCAATGATAATATGGACACTAAAACTACGGTTGACGATTTGCCTTTGAATGACGCTCCTGAACACTACACTTACTTATCTGAGGAGTGTATGCGTAAGATAATGCTTGGACACAACGTAACATCTCCGCTACTTTTCGGAATTGCAGGTGCTAACGGATTCTCGTCTAATGCTGATGAGCTTCAAAACTCGTTTATTCTATTTAACAACATGGTGATTAAGCCACTTCAGGACGAAATACTTGAAGCCTTAGACACTATCTTGTCATTTAATGGAATATCCATCAACTTATTCTTTAAGACGCTTAAACCGCTTGAATTTACCGATTTGGAAAACGCTCAAAACCAAGAGCAAGTAGCTGAAGAAACGGGAACTGAACTAAGCAAGCACAATAATGACCTTGAAGAGATTTTAGCTCAAGTTGATGAGGCTAATTTATCTGATGAATGGATTGAGATTGATGCAAGAGAAGTTCAGGATAATGATGACGAACTTAATAACTTTTTATTTGAGGCAGAAAATAAATTAAATGCTGATACATTTTTAAGTAAAATTTACAAGTTCATTCAAACAGGCTCTCCAAATCCATCTGCAAGGTCTAAACAAGATAAAGAGGTTCAAAGAGTAGATTCATTAAAGTTCTTTAAGGTTCGTTATAGATATACAGGTAATTCAAATCCTGAGCGAGCATTTTGCAAAGCAATGATGGCTAAGCAAGATAGATTGTTTCGTAAAGAAGATATTGACGCTATGAGCAGTAAACCTGTAAATGCTGGTTTTGGAGAAGGCGGAGCTAAGACTTACGATATATTTAAATACAAAGGAGGTGCGAGATGTCATCACAAATGGGAACGTGTAACTTTTGTAAGAGATTTAAAAGGTAAAAATAGAAAATATGAGCAAATTGGCACAAGAGTTGCCGAAGTAAAAGGTTATAAAGTAACTAATCCATTTGAAGTATCTATTTACCCTAATAACCTTCCATTAAAAGGTTACTCACCTAATAATCCTAATTTACCACAAGACGTTAAATAATGGCAACTGCACTACTCATAACAAGAGACGATTTAGTTCGATTTACTGCGGTAAATGGGAACGTAGATACTGACAAGTTCCTCTCATTTATCAAAATCGCTCAGGACATACATATTCAAAACTACTTAGGCACTAAATTACTTCAGAAGATTCAAGCTGACATCGTAGCAGGTACGCTTTCAGGAAACTATGCTACGTTGGTAAACACATACGTTAAGCCAATGCTCATCCACTGGGGTCTCGTGGAATATCTCCCTTTCGCTGCTTACACAATTGCTAACAAAGGTGTCTACAAGCACTCATCTGAGAACGCTGAAAACGTAGAAAAAAACGAAGTAGACTTCTTAATTGAGAAAGAACGTCAGATTGCTCAGCACTATACTGAGAGGTTCATTGACTACATCTGCTTTAACAATGACTTATTCCCTGAGTACACTACAAACTCAAACGGGGATATGTACCCTGATACGCAAAATAATTACACAGGTTGGTTCATTTAGACTATGAGAACACGAACAAAAGTAGGAACATATAAACCAAAACAAGAGAACATAGAGAAGCTCCGTGTTTTTCTAACTAAACTAAACAAAGATGGCAAATAGCATAGATTGGGGCGAAGGAGTTTTAAACGTGATTGGTTGGGGTGCTGATGGTCAAATTGGAGGACTTGAAGTAACTAACTTACTTGCTGAGAATGGTGCGTTTTTGTTTACTGAAAGCGACGATATTTTAGTAACTGAAACTACATTCAATGCGGGTGGATTTGGTGCGGCTTACGACTTTTCGTGGGGTGGCGAAACATTATTAGAAAGATAAAATTTAAAATATGGCAGAAGTAAAAATATCACAACTAACTGCAGGTACTACCTTAGATGGTACTGAGTTAGTTCCTATTGTGCAAGGAGGCGCAACGGTAAAAATGACAACACAAGACATCGCTGATTTAGGTGGTGGCGGAGGTGGTGGCGGTTTGCAAGGTTTATATAATGTTTATGGTTCTATTGCAAATATTAGTCAAGGCATAGACGCATCTATAAATGCAAGCACATCAGCAACTATCAGTACAAATACAAACATACTTTATCTAAATCCATTCACACCAAATAAAACCATAACATCAGCTAGTTTACGTATAAACGTTTCAGTATCTGGAGCTGGTTTAAATTCGAGAATTTTAATTTATTCCGATTTAAACGGATTTCCAAATACAAAACTTTATGAAAGTGCTAATTTGGATTGTTCAACAACTGGAATAAAAACAGCAGTAACAGCATTTACATTTACAGCTGGTACTACATATTGGTTTGGAGTGCATACAAGTGGTACAATAACATTAACTGGCATATCATCAAATTCACTCGTACCATTGTTTTCAACCTCTGCTAGTGGACAAATGGTTACGCAATTTACAAACAATGTTGCCTTTGGTTCTGCGCCTACTACTTGGACATACGCAACACAATTAACTGGAACAGCACCTAGAGTATGGATTGCTTTAACTTAATAATATGCCACAAATAAGAAATGAGATTTACAACGACGAAGGGTTAGTAGCCGTTGAATTTATTGAAGTAGACGAACCAACGCAAGAGGAGCTTATTGCCCAAAAAGAGGCTGAGCTACTTGCAATGTACAACGAATTGAAAGCACTCAAAGGTGAAGCATAAAGACGCAATAGGTTCAATGTACTTCGTGTGTGGCTACGCTGCCTGCATTGGTCTTATCTTTGAAGGAGAACACGTTTACCATAAACTTATTGCTTGTGCTTATGGATTTTATCTAACGTGGCATATCGTAAACCAGTATGAAAACTAAATCGCTTTTCTTGGTTTCTTTTTTATCCGTGTTAGCACCGGTCAAACCGATGGTGCTAATGGCAGTTGCTACTATCATCCTCGATATGTGTTTCGGCATTTGGAGAAGCGTACGAAAAAACGGATGGGCATCTATTCGCTCCCGTAGGCTTTCAAATACGATTTCTAAGAGCCTTTTGTACTCAGGTGCGATAGTATTTATCTTTTTGCTTGAAAAGTTCGTCTTAGCGGATTTATTGGGATATTTCATTTCTGTTGACTTAGTAATGACAAAAGCCTTTACTGCGTTCTGCGTTTTCACGGAAGTTAAATCAATCAACGAGAGTTACTTTTCGGTTACAGGTATTAACGTTTGGGATAAGTTTATTGCCTTTGTTAAACGTAGCAAAGAGCAGGTTGAAGAATTAAAATAAAGTCCCGTTTATAGCACAAAAAACTGGACATTTGCGCCTTAAAATACAAGTTATGAAATTAGACATCTCAAAGATTAAGCAAGTCAGATTAAAGGAAACGCAATACTTTCCTGAGGAGTCCGTTAAAACGCAAATCTATTTACACCACACGGCAGGTAGTGGCAACGCTGAAGCGGTTAGTCGTTATTGGAATAGTAACACCGAGAGAATTGCGACTGCATTTGTCGTAGGTCAAGACGGACTAATCGTACAATGTTTCAGCTCTAAGCATTGGGCTTGGCATTTAGGCATTGACCAAAAGGAGTTCAACGCTCAAAAAGTACCTTACACTAACTTGAATAAATCATCGGTAGGAATCGAGGTTTGCAACTGGGGGTATCTAAAAGAGAAAGACGGCAAGTTCTACAATTACGTTGGCACTCGTGTTCCTGAGTCAATGGTCACTACTTTAGACGAACCGTACAAAGGTTACAAACATTGGTACAAATACACGGACGCTCAGATTGAAAGCACTCGTCAACTGCTTGTTTATTTGTGTGAGACTTACGACATACCTAAAGAGTATCGTCCTGAGATTTTTGGACTTGACAAAGAAGCCTTTAAAAACACGAAAGGCATATACACACACAATTCAGTTCGTAAAGACAAGAGCGACATTTATCCTTGCCCGAGAATGATTGAGATGATCAAGAGTTTAAGCCTATAACCTTAAGAAATATATGTTACAACCTTAAAAATCAATATTATTTAGTATATTTGTAAGGATAAAACCTTATAAAATATGATATACTTAATTTCACATCAAAACGAATACTTAAAAATTGGATACACTAAAAATATTCACAAACGACTTTCGCAACTACAAGTGTCAAGTCCAGTTAAATTAGAAGTGCTTCATCTTATAAAAGGCGATGTTAATTTAGAGAAAGAACTGCATTTGTTGTTTAAAGAATATAGTTCAAATGGTGAATGGTTTTATTACAATGAAGAAATAATAAACTATTTTAAAAGTCAAGAGTGTTTAATGTGGGAAAATGGATTTACTGAATATGAAAGACCTCCAGTAATTGGGTATTTAAAAAATGAAAGGATTAAAAGAAATATGTCACTTCAACAAGTTGCAGAGATGTATGGGTGTACTGCGCAATCAATGCTTGAAATAGAAAAAAGAGAAAGGCAAGGGGGTTTGACGCTATCGATACTTTATAAAATGGCAAAAATTTATAATAAGAAATTTGAATATAGGCTAATATGAAAAAACTAACACTTATTTTGTCATTAATTTTGGCGATTTTTGTGACAGGATGTTCAGCTAACTACCATCTCCGTAAAGCTATTAAGAAAGGTTATCGATGCGAGGAGATTGCTGATACTTTTATGATAAATACAATAGATTCAATTCCTTACATTTTAAGAGACTCTATTGCGTGGGAGAAGGTAATAGTCCAAAAAGATACAATCGTGCGTTACAAGCGTTCTTTTGTGCCTAAAACGCGATTAGAAACACGAATAGAATATAAGTTAAAGCGAGATACTATCAAAATGCTTGAAAAAGTAGAGGTTGTCAAGTGGAAAACGGAGAAGCAAAAAAACAAAAAACCTAACATTTGGTTATTTATTATAGGATTTGCATTAGGATTTGTAACAAAGTTCCTACTCAGATTCTCTAAAACACCACTATGAGGAAAAATAATCGCTATCGCCTTAAGCACGATGAGATTGAAATCATCGAACAGTATAGAGCGATAAAAGAGGAGTCCAACGGAATGGGCTTAAACGATGCTGACGTTAAACACGGATGGCTAAAATCTAAAAAGGCTTCGCTTTTCTTTAAGAATCCAAATTACAAACCTGAAGAGGAGCAGAACTACGAGCAGATTCGTGCCAGTATCTTAGATGATATACGTCAACACGCTCCGAAATATCCTACAATAACACGGAATCCATCAACTGACGGACACTTATTAGTCATAGACCCTGCTGACATCCACATAGGTAAACTCTGCGATGCTTTCGAGGTAGGAGAAGTATATAACAACCAAATAGCAGTACAACGTGTCTTAGAGGGTGTGCAAGGCATTTTAGACAAAGCAAGTGGATTCAATATCGACAAGATACTGTTTATAGGCGGAAACGATATTCTGCACATTGATACTCCAAGACGGACTACTACTTCAGGAACTCCACAAGATACGGACGGAATGTGGTACACTAATTTTCTGATAGCTAAAAAACTATATGTCGAAATTCTTGAAAAACTCATTGGGGTTGCTGATGTTCATTTCACTTTCAATCCCTCAAATCACGATTATACTCACGGCTTCTTTCTTGCTGATGTTATTCAAACTTGGTTTAAAGACGCTAAGAACATTACTTTTGACTGCTCTATTGCACATCGAAAAGGCTTCCAATACGGAAAGAACCTTATCGGCACGACTCACGGAGATGGAGCGAAACATCAAGACTTACCTCTATTGATGGCAACTGAGTTTCCTGTTGAATGGAGTCAGACCAAGCACCGCTACGTTTACACGCACCACGTTCATCACAAAACATCTAAAGATTACATAGGTGTCACGGTAGAGTCGTTGAGAAGTCCATCAGGAACTGATAGCTGGCATAGTAGAAACGGCTACGCTCACGTTCCTAAAGCAGTTGAGGGCTTTATTCATCACAAAGAATTTGGACAAGTTGCACGTTTGACTCATTGTTTTTAGTATATTTGTACACCTAACCACTACTCCATAGCGTAAGAGCCTCCTTAATCAGGAGGCTTTTTTTATTTAATGTGAAAAAAAATAACGTCTGAAAGCCTTGTAAAATCAGGCAATCGAAAAAAACTTTTAAAAAAATGAAACTTTTTTGTTGATAATTACGAAAGAGTATTTATATTTGCATATACAAAAACACAAACGCTATGAAAGAACACACAAAACTGATGCTTGCTGAAGAAGAAAAACTTTGGCAAGAGTACAAGTCTAAGCGTGATACGCTTGGCTTTGACCACGAAGAGACTAAACACGCTTTTGCTCTTTACAATCTAATGTTAAAACTTATTAAAGAAACGCTATGAAACTAATCAACAATTACAAAACGCTTAATGCAGATGAAAAAGACTTAATTCACGGTGTCTTAGGTGCAATTCCCTTAATGCTTGTTTTTTTATGGTTCGTGTTTACGGCAAATCCAAGAGCTGATAAACCTGCTCCCGTACAAAAACACGAAGTCAAAAGCTACGAACTAAAAGGAAGTTATGTTAAATACGCTCAAAGAGTTTACAATGAAAAATACGGAAAATAAATACTGGTTTGCAGACGTTTCGCAAAGCATATCAAGCAGATTAATTGAGGTAGAGTGCTACACCTTACAAGACGATGAAAAAGTAGCTACAATCGAACTAAAATATAATTACAATGAAGACGCAGAAGAATGGCAAGTGGAGTCAACTCAATTCCATACCAACCCAACTATCAAAGAAATCGGAGAACTTATTGAGGAGCTACTTAGACGAGCCAATGACCTCTTCCACGAGTTCTGCCACGAGTGCTACGTTTACAACGGATGGGATGACGAAGACTCTTGGTTCGTTTAGAGACTATCAACTGAAACGATATTGGGATAACTTTGACTTTGATTTATATAACCGCATTTGCGAAATTAAAATAAACACGCTATGAGATTTAAACTAACATACCAAGTCTGACTCGCAATAGTCCAAGAGTGGATATTCACTTCAAAGAGTCTATGCTATTGGAAGAAGATGGACTTGATTGAGACAGGAAGATTTAACGACGGAAAATTTGTAATAACACCACTATGAACTTAGAACAAATAAAAGAATACATCGAATCCGAACAACTCAACGGAAAGAGCAGGGAGCATTTCTACGTCTTTAGAAGGCATTATCTATGTTGGGCATTGTACAAAACAAATCAGCTTACATTGTCGCAGATAGGCAGAATGTTTAACCGCAATCACGCTACTATTATTCACTCCATACGAAAACACGAAGAATTAAAGAACGACAAATTATATCGCGGAATAACTGAATCTTGTCAGGAGCTAATGTCTGAGCCGTTAATTTTTACGAGACAACGACGGAATATCTTTGACGATATAGCCAAAGCCAGCAACTTAGAAAAACTACGCAGAATCAGACGTTGGTTAAACGAAGGAAGATACGACCATCAAATGAGTTTTCAACAAACGAAACAAAATGCGAGTTAGTTAGTTATATTTGTACAGGATTCCTTCGACAATATAAATCCTAAGGTATTATTAAGCCATTTTAATGAAGCAGAGGTCGAAGGCTGCAGATTTAAGATGGCTTTTTTAATTGCTAAAACTTCGACAATGGCAAAAGACAAAAAATCGTTTATCCTTTACGTTGACCAAAAGGACTTATTTAACAAACTACCTGACGAGATTGCAGGTAAATTAATCAAACACATTTACGCTTACGTTAGCGATGATAATCCTGAGAGTGAAGACTTGATTGTGAACATTGCATTTGAGCCAATCAAACAACAATTGAAACGTGACCTAAAACTATTTGAGGAAAAGCGAATTAAGCGAAGTGAAGCAGGTTTAGCAGGAGCTACCAAACGATGGAAAGAGATGACAAACGATGCGAATGAATGGCAAACGATAGCAAACGATAGCAAACGCATAAAACCGATAGCAAAAATAGCTGATAATGTTAATGATAATGTTAATGATATATATAGGAGCTTCGCTCACCTGTCTATTTCAGTTAATGAGGTTGACAAGTTACTCGAGAAGTACAGTATAAACCAAATTGATGAAACATTGGATGCCATAGAAAATTACAAAGGCAACAAGAAATATGTTTCGCTATATTTGACGGCTACAAAATGGCTATCTAAAAACGCATCTTCTGACACATACAAAGACGATGGCAGTAAAGAAGCAGCTCTTGCCCGTAAGTTAGGAATCTTGAAATAAACGCTATGCTAAGTAAACACGGAGACACACTACAATACCTACTCGATGTCAGAGATGGTAAAATCAAACAAGGTCTTGGACTTGATTGCTTCTTAGATGAGCATTTAAGATTCAAACCTAAGCAACTAAACATCATTTTAGGACACGACAACGTAGGAAAGACGTATTGGATTAACTGGTACTTCCTTACGCTTGCGCTTAAACACAATCTTACCTTCTGCATTTGGTCAGGCGAAAATCAAAAAGGTCAAATCCTGCGTGATATGATTCAGATGTATAGAGGTAAGCACTTTTCAACTTTAAGTCATTCTCAAATCAGCGGAGACTTGGCATACTTGGAGCAGTTCTTTACATTCATAGACAACTCAAAACTCTACAAACCTGACGAGATTTTAGACTTGTTTAAGCAAAGTGAAGCGAATGTAGGATTGATAGACCCGTTTACAGGACTTGACCGCGAGATGAGCTTTTCGGGTAACTACGAATTTATGAACCGAGCAAGGCAGTTCGTTAACCAAACGGGAATGACAATCTACATAAACACGCACCCAAATTCGGAGAGTGGAAGAAGCGGTAACTTGTATCAGGATGGTGATTTTAAAGGACATTTAAAGCCTCCATTAAAGGATGCAATCGAAGGCGGCAAGAGCTTTTTGAATCGTTGTGATGATATGTTTGTAATTCATAGGCTAATCAAACACGAAACAATGAAGTATGTAACTTGGGTAGGAGTAGAAAAGATAAAGGATATGGAAACAGGTGGAAAGCACACCGCATTAAATGAGCCTGTTTATTGTATGTTTAACTCAGGTTTAGGCTTTCAAATAAACGGAGTTGACCCCTTAGAAAAACACCGACCTAAAGAAATACAAAAGCAGATACAGGACAACGTAATCTCAACATCTGAGAAACTTCGTAACTTAGCTAATCAAACACCTTTCTAACTATGGATATTGGGCTACAAAAAATCAAAACAAGTGCCAACCTTTGGACTATCAAAAAACGAATCCAAAACGCACGGGAAAACATCTTAAAAACAAGACCTGACGCAGTTGACTACATCAAAGGCGCAGAGCAAAGTGAGGAGGAGTTATTAGAAGCTATATCATTTCTTACAAACCTTTACGAACACGCAGTTGCAATCAGTCGAGAAAACACGATTATCGCTACTCGAAATATGGAGCTGCAACGACAAAAAAACGAATTAGAAAACCAAATAAAGTATCACAAAATAGAAAACCAATTATGAAAAGAGAAAAGAAACTTGTAGCATTGGCAGCATTCTTGCCAGTATTAGCAGACTTCATTGAAGACCTAAACGACCAATCCGTCTTTCGACAAGGACTAAAAAACAAAGCCAATATGTTAGCGCAAGAGATTCAAAGTGCTGACCGTGCAGTCTTACGAATAGACGAATCAAATGCAGATCAGGTATGGAATGAGCAGGTAGACTTGCAGAGAGCATTCCGCCAATGGATTGACGAATCGATAACGCTATAAAAACACGTACGCTATGAAGATTTTAAACCTATATGCTTGTTTAGGTGGTAACCGTTACAAATGGGATGAGGTTGCTGACAATTTAGAAATAACTGCAGTAGAGCTTGACCCTGAAGCAGCTCGTTTGTACCAAGAGAGATTCCCTAATGATACTGTGATTGTAGCGGATGCTCATCAATACTTATTAGACCACTACAAAGAGTTTGATTTTATTTGGAGTTCTCCTCCGTGTCCAACACATAGTAAAGCACGTTATTGGGGTTTTGGTAAAAATGGTTTGAAACCTGAGTACCCTGATATGAAATTGTATGAAGAAATTATATTTTTAAAATATCATTTTTTTGGCAAATGGGTAGTTGAAAATGTCAATCCATACTATGAACCAATGTTCAATCCTGTAATTAGAGAAAGACACACATATTGGGCTAACTTTCATATACCTCATAACATCAGTAATCGAAATGATACTGCACTTGTGCAAGCGTCAAGACTAAAAGATTTATGCGAATTTCACGATTACGATTTTAAACAATACAAAGGAGAGCAAAGGATATTAAAAATGGCTCGTAACTTAGTCGACTATGAAGCAGGTAAAACTATTCTTGAAACTGCATTAGGAATAATTAAGAAATCAGATGTAAATCAGACGTCAATTTTTGATTATGAGATGTAAAAACTGCAAAGAGAAGTTTGAACCCGTTAGGTTTAATGCAAAATACTGCCTCAAGGACGAGTGCGTCCGTGCTTTTGTAGCAGAAGCCAAAGATAAGATGTGGAAGCATACTAAAATCCGTATGAAGAACGAGCTTAAAACAACTTCAGATTGGATGAAAGAAGCTCAAAAGGTATTCAATCAGTACATCAATTTAAGGGATAAAGGTAATCCGTGTATTTCTTGTGGTAAGAAAATAACAGGAAGAGTAAACGCATCTCACTTTTGGAACGCTAACAATCACCACAATGTTAGATTTGATGAAGATAATGTGCATTCAAGTTGCATCACGTGTAATCAATTTTTATCAGGAAATTTGTTGGAATATCGAACAAGACTTTGTTCTAAAATCGGACAAGAACGTTTTGACGAACTTGAAGCAAAACGACATCAGGTTAAGAAGTGGACAAAAAATGAGCTGCAAGAATTGATAAAAAAATATAAAAAAAAGATTGCAGATATGAAATAATGCTTATATTTGCATATAACAAATTTACACGCTATGGAAAAATTAGGAAAAATTCAGGCAGAATTAAAATGCCCAAAAGGCTCTTTTAACTCATTTGGTAAATACAAGTACCGAAGTGCAGAGCAGATTCTTGAATCAGTTAAGCCATTGTTGCAAAAACACGGAGCAACATTAACTCTGACTGATGATATTATTCAGGTAGGCAATAAGCTATTTTTAAAAGCTAATGCACTACTTTCATTTGACAAGACTGTTGTATCAGTAAACGGATTTGCAGAGCTTGGAGAACACAAAGGTATGTCCTCTGAACAATGTACTGGCACGGCATCAAGTTACGCTCGTAAATACGCTCTAAATGGTTTGTTCTTGATTGACGAAACTGAATCAGACCCTGACTCAAAAGATAACTCAGCGGAGAAAACCGAGAAGAAGTTACCTGCCATAGACCAAAAGCGTTTCAGCGCAGCAGTCCAAGCTATTGCAAAAGGCGAATACACTCGTGAAAAGCTCGAAGCATCGTTTGCATTAACCGAAGGTCAAACCGATATGCTTAACGCACTATGAAGGCTCTCAAAATTAGGTGTTCTGCCATCGGGAAACTGATGGCTACACCACGAAACAAAACCGAACTACTAAGCCAAACTGCTAAAACTTACATTCACGAGTTAGTTCTTGAGCATAAATACGGCATCCGCAAGGAGTTTTCAAGCCGTTACACGGACAAAGGCAACGCAGTTGAAGACGAATCTATCTCTTTGGTAAATGATGTCTTAGAGCTCAATTTTATCTACAAGAATGAGGAGTATTTTGAGAATGATTTTATCACTGGCACACCTGACGTAAACACGGAGGATGTATTGCTTGACGTTAAATCCTCTTGGGATGCTACTACCTTTCCGTTTTTTGAGACTGAAATTCCTAACAAAGACTATTTTTACCAACTTCAAGGATATATGTGGCTCACAGGTAAGACTCAATCAATGCTTTGTTACTGCCTTGTAGATACTCCTATCGAAATGGTAGAGGATGAAATCCGCAGAGCACATTGGAAACTTCACAAACTTGACGAGGATATGGATTTGCGTGAGGAGGTAGAAAGTAAACATCAGTTTTCACACATTCCTAAGAACCGCAGAGTAAAAGTTTTCTACGTACAAAAAGACGAACAAGTAATTGAGCAGATAAAATCCAAGATAGAAGACGCTCGCATTTATTATAACGCACTAATGGAAATGCTATGAAAGCAACATTCAAACAAGTAAACGATGCGCACGCATTACTGAAGGCCATAGCATTAATATATAGCAATCAGTCTATTCAGAATATATACGGAGAAGCTTTGCACATTCTGTATTGCGCTTTGCAAGAAGTAGAAGTTGAAAAAGAAAACGAATTAGAAAAGCAAAAGATAATTGATGCTTTTGATTTTGGCTT